GACGTTCCGTTTTGACAACCTTGGGACATTAACCATTGAAGCCCTGCCTGGCCGAGCAGGCGTCCCGGGATCGGCCAAATTTTAACAGGATGGGAGAAACTATGTTCGACGAATACACCGAAGGATTTAACGCTGGCTTTGATTTCGCGCACGCTGGGCCAGCCTTGCAGAAAACTATGGCAGAGGCCGAGCAGAGAGGCTACCGGAATGCCGTTGCGGATCCGGAGTATCTTAGGATTCACCGACAGCGCTTCGACGTGATTCTTGACCAGGTCGAGGACGCTGCCTTCGATAAGGTTCTCAAGGCTTTCTCGGAGTTCGGGCTTTTCAATACCAGCGCAACGGCTACAGGCCATGACGTGCTGAACCGAGGTGGGGCGATCCATGAGTGGCTCAGGGTAAACAGAGACAGTATCATCTCCGACGGATTTCCGATCCGTGGCGACCTGGTCAAGACTGGAGGTGCGGAATGACTGAGAAGGAGCTAACGCAAAGCGCATACTTTTACGGACTTGAATCCGGATTTAATCTGGCGATGAAAGAGCTTTACAAGATCCGCGAGGACGAGAAGAACGGAAACGTCACCAACTGTCTTCACGCATACGAGTGGGGATTGTATCTCGATCGGATCATGGATCGGTCACTCGAAGAAGCGAAGACGAAATACATGGAGATCAACAAATGAGCCGCGAGCGAATGGCTGAGATCAAGCGAATCCTAGCGACCGAAGACCTGACCATGATTGAGGACTGCGAGCTTCGGACGGAGTTCGATGAGCTTCTTAACTACGTCACGCTGACCGAGGGCCTGGCGAAACTCAGGGCATCGAGGGGGGCCAGTCAATGAGCGAGCGGCAACTCTGCGTGTTCATGATGAAGCGGAACGGAGAGCCCTACCGCTGGATCGTCCGGGTCACTGTGCAGAAAGAACGGCGCTACGTCGGATGTTACAAGACTAAGCCAGAAGCCGTACAAGCTCTCAATTCATTTATGTTCAAGAACGGAAACCAAAGCGTAATTAAGGAGATCAGATGACTAACCCAAGAGAATTGAATGAAGAACAACTTTTCGATTATGTGGATTATCTTAAGGCTCAAATATCCACGTATCGTTGTGCATTGAAAGACATCATTTATTGCGAGGCTGATTATGAAACTCTCGTTCAAATTGCTAAAGAGGCACTTGAAGGAGAAGAGAAATGAGTGATGTGGATAAACTGTTTGATAAAATAATGAAGATGCCTCTAAAAGATTTATTCAATCTTTGTTCTTTGGCGATTGAGAGCGAAACGGATGAAAAAAGGATTGAAACTCTTTTGCTCATCGCAGAAACACGAATTCAAAAATATAGAACACTCATCAGATTAGGAATGAAACCAGAATGACACCCACCGAAATGCACATTGATGCACTGATGGAAAAGATCGAGAAGCTCGAAGCAGAAAATGCTAGGTATCGGGAGGCGTTGGAGTATTACGCATCAGAGAGAAATTGGAACGACGACAATGTGATTTGCGTTTATGACGTAATTGACGAAAGCGATAGATCAATGCCAGAAGGTTGTTGTGATTGGCGTGGCGGTCGTCGTGCCCGTGAAGCGTTGAAGGGGGAGTGATGGAAACAATCATAGAACTCGGCTGGATGTTCTTCTTCTCTGGCTTCGCCTTTGTAACCGGGGCGATGTTAGCCTGGGCGAGCCTGTCATGGCTCAAGGAGGTTCTGTGGAAAAGGTGAAACACGCTTACGGCTGTTTGATTTACTTAGGCTGCACCTGTGGGGCTGGCCGTAAATGATGCGGATCCAGTACGAGAAGCTGGTGGTCAGGATTCACAAGCTCATCGACGACGAGCTGGAGATGGACACAGACGAAGGGCGTGAAGCGTTCCGCTCCATGACGCAAGCTCTGTTCGATGTGTACGCAAGGAACAGGAAGGAGAGGCTAGACCATGTTCAAGCGACTAATCAGCGGGGCACTGGCGCTCCTGTTCGTGATCTTGCTCGACGTGGCCCTTCAGTGGTGGGCATGGTTCTATCACGCGAAGCGACTTGATCTCCTCGAGATTGAAGTGCTTGAGGTTTTCGCTGGCTAGACCGGGCGACCTCGGCGACCATGATCCCGTGGCCAAGCGCAAGAAGCTAGAAGCACCTAAGACCGACACGATTATCAAGGGACTCCAGGAAGCGGTCTCTCGGGATCTAATCGCTCGCGTTCGGCGCGAGGCTTACGACCAGGGCAAGGCCGACGGCTACCAGCTGGCGATCGCCATCATCGACGAGGAGGTAGGGGAGTGCTCCTGCCGGATGCAGGATTCGATGCTTGTGATCTGCGCTTCCTGCCAGAGCGAGCCGATCTTAACATTTCTCATTGAGATGCGGAAACACGTCTTCGAGGCGTGAGCCTATTAGAACCAATAATAAGCTAGTGGCCTACTGCTGTGGTATGTTCTCGGCATAACAAACAACAGCCGAAGCGAGGCGGCTATTCTATGCAAAACGTACCATTTAACGATTATCGGGCCATGTCAGGCCTGAACGCGAGCCTTCTCAAGGCCTGTGCCAACGGGCTCTATCACGGCTATCGGGCGCTTCACGTTCCCACCGAGCCATCAGACGCGATGCGATTCGGGACGGCTCTCCACGCCTATTTCCTCGAGTTCGACAGGTTCAACGATCTAGTCGCAGTCAGGCCGAACGTCGATCGCCGGACTAAGGCGGGAAAGGAAATCGCGGAAGCCTTCGAGGCAAGCGCTGGCGCGAAGACGATCATCAGCCAGGACGATCTGGAGCTGATTAAGCGCATGAGGCTCAAGGCCATGAGCCTAAACGACTACACCGCCGTCGAGGTGGATGGGCTGAAAGAATACACGATCCATGGCATGGCTCAGTTTGCCGAGATCAAGGGGCGCCTCGATCTGGTGGCTAAGGATGGCTCCGTGATCGTCGACGTCAAGACCACGAAAAGCGCCGATCCTGCTCAGTTCGCTCGCGACTTCGTAAACCTCCACTACGACATCCAGTTCCTACACTACGCAAAGCTGGCTAGGCTGGAATGGCCCGAGCTAAAGGCAATGCCAAGGATGCTAGTCCTAGCCTGCGAGACTACATCGGGCGAGGTGGCGCTGTACGACGTGACCGAGATCGCGACCAGGGAGAAAGCCAAAGAGAAATACTTGGACGCTGTCGAGACGTTTTACCGGCTCGAGAAGACGACCGAGCAACCAGATAAGTTCCCACAGTACGCCGTGAAACTCGAAGCCCCGGCATGGGCATAAAGGAGAGAACCATGAAGAACATCGTGCAGGCATTACTGAAAGCTCAGAAGGAAATCCAGAACGCTCGGAAGGATGCGAGCAATCCACACTTTAGATCGAAGTACGCGACGCTTGAGAACGTACTCGAGGCCGTGAAGTCTCCGCTGAATGACAACGGGATCGCCATCGCTCAGACGTGCGGGAAGGATCCAGAGGGCCACTTCGTCGAGACCAGGCTGATCCATGAGTCGGGCGAAACGCTCGAGAGCCGGATCTACCTCGTACTCGAGAAGCAGTCCATGCAGGGCTACGGCTCGGCGCTCACCTACGGGCGCAGGCTGTCACTGGCTTCCTTAGTGGCGATCGGAGCCGAGGAGGACGACGACGCGAACAGGGCCGAGCGCGAGGCTCCTAGACCGCAAGCTAGACCAGCACAGGCATCGAAGCCGATCCAGGGCAAGGGAGGCCCGAGCTGGGACGACTTCTCCAGATAACCGCCAGCCCGACCGCACTCGGGCTCCACTCGCAGGCGGGGAGCAGGGCGATTGACTTCGGTTGGTCGCCCTGTTTTACTTTGGCCATGGCATCACAACCCGAGAAGCTGATCGAGAACCAGATCCTCCACTACCTGTTCAAGCGCGGGATCTTCGCATGGAAGAACCAGAGCGTCGGAGTATTCGATCCGGTGAAGCGGATCTATCGCAAGTCGAACAACCCATTTCACATTAAGGGCGTTTCAGACATTCTCGGGATCATGAACGACGGGCGAATCCTGGCGATCGAGGTAAAAACCGAGAAGGGACGGGCATCACCGGAGCAGCAGCTTTTCATTCAGAAAATAAAAGATCGAGGGGGTATTGCTTTCGTCGCTCGGTCGGTGTACGACGTGGAAAAGGAACTAACGAATGATTCACTATCTCGCGCAGGCAATGGAAACGAATGATCCAGTGATTATCATCGGCGTTGCTGTTGGGGCTCTTTTCGCCGTTACGTTTGGCATCATGTTTTTCATTGGGATATTCCTTAGCCTTGCAGATCAGGAGCGCCGAAATGGCCGCTAAGATCATGCTGCGCATTCTCAACTTCCTAGACAGCCTACTGGCTAGGTTCCTCCTCGCGGTTACCGGAACCCCCCAAAATATCCCGGTGGCCGCGAAGGGGAAAATTAACAAACCAAAACGAAAGGTGAACAATATGCCTCTGAAAAAAGGATACTCTGCGAAAACTGTCTCCAAGAACATCAAGACCGAAATGAAGGCCGGAAAGCCTCAGAAGCAAGCGGTTGCTATCGCTCTCAGCGTTGCGAAGAAAGCCAAGAAGGCCGCAGGTAAAAAGAAGAAGTAAGATTTCGTCGGCTCCCATCCGATGAACGAAGGCCAGGGTCGCACCATGTTGTTCCTTTCAATGCGATGACTCTGGCCTTTTTTATTTATAGCGTTATGATCGAGTCAGGGATGGGAGGGACGCGCCGTGGTGTTCTATTGCGAAACGTGCGAGATGACGAAGACACGCGACCAGGTGATTCGGAAGATTTACACCTGGCTCTGCGCCGACTGTCGAACGATCCTAATGGTGGTGTCAAATGAACCAGACCGAAAGCTCAACTAACTATTCCCATGGCAGCTTGAAATCATCAGCGGGGACGCTCATCGGAACCGCGAAGCTGTGTTTCCTAACCTTCGTAATTTTTTTAGGCGCCATGATTTTCTTTTCAGAAAGCCTTTCCTGATCCATCAGGTCGCCGCACCAGCATCGTTTCTGCTTCACGATCCACATACCGGAGTCATAGCCAGCCGACGTCCGACAGTATATCTTGCATTCGGCGTCCCGGAGCTGGTCGAGACTAAAGCAGAGAGCGATCATGGCTAGGATCCCGGCTCTCATTTCTTCGATCCTCGCTCTCGATAAAACGAAATCAGACGATCGGCGTCCTTTATCATCGTACGACCATATTTTCCGAACAGCTCGGCAAACCACTCCTCCACCTGATCGTCGTCTAGCTGGAGCTCATGGAATGAGAGTTCGTGCTGATAGGCGTGGATCAGTTCGTGGAGGATCGTCTCCGAGTTCATGCTGGAGCGCCTAATGTGGATCTTCCGATCCTCGAGCATGGCGATCCCGTGAGTCTCACCGAAGCGAGCGTTATGCACCTTATCGGATCGGACTGTGATCTTCCATTTCTTGTTCACTACTTTTACGATCATGTCGATTTCCTCGGTGTTAGAAGCTAATGAAGCGCGGGCCGTATTCGTCAATGAGCCCGATCCCGGTCGTCCAGTTATGGATCCGCTGGGGGCGGTAGGAGAGAGCTTTGGAGTAGGGGTCGCCGATGAAGCCAGCGTTAAGCTCCCAGAAGGTTTCTCCATTATACGAGCGATAGTTAACGCCGCCCCTGTGAGAGTGGCCGCACACGACGTTACACTGGTTGTAATCGCGATGAGCGCCCAGCCTCGAATAGTGGCCATGCGTGAACAGAATTCCATTTATGAACAACTCCTCAGTCGGGTCGTGGATAGTGTGAACGGCGTTAAAGGTCATTCTCTGGCGCATCGCCTGCTCGATCAGATGCTCCCCTTCTGGGAACTTCTCGACGATTCTCTTCAGTACCCTGGCGTCATGATTGCCCATGAGCTGAAACCGCTTCGCGTTCGGAACTAGCTCTAAGAGCTTATCCCAGAACTCGACCGCCATGCTGTGAGCCAGCTCATCCTCGGCCTTCGGCGTGTAGGTGTTCAGTGACCGGGCGAACTTCGAAGCCGAATACTGATCGGTAAGATCTCCCACCTGGACGATCACGTCCGGCTGTTCCTTGTAAGCGAAGGCGTAAACCATCGAGAGAGCATTCTGGTTTACGAACGGGAGGTGCATATCACCGATGACCAGGATCTTCTCGGCATGGTTCAGCCTGACCACGTTTCGCATCTCCTTCGACTGGATGACCTCGCGGATCTTCTCGGGATCGTCGATCGGTGGGAAAGGATCCTTTTTCTTCGGCTCCTCCTTCTCTTCAGTCCAGAGACCAGCCGCTCGAAGAGCGTTGTCCCAGGTTCCGAATAAGAGCGTGACCGGGATCCGTGGAAAGATCGCTTGGAAGTCCGAAATCATCGGGACGCGATCGAGTTCGTGGGCCAGTTCCTTCAGCTTTACGACCACGTAGTGCTTCTGATCCATGTTGTTCCCCCACGGATAGGGTGAGGGTATCGGGTAGGAAAAAAAAGCCTAGCCTCATGGCGCAGAGCGGTAACGGCTTCGAGTTCCATTCCCGACGCCTATGGTCTAATCATGGATTAAGGGCCTCGGTGGGGCCTCCTGGACTCATCCAGTGGAGGGACAGAATGGAAGCAACGATTCACTGCAAGTATGACACGCTGGCCGATCCGCGCACTCTTCGCGATCACCATAAGAACCGCAACAAACACTCAGACGAGCAGATCGAGCGCCTGGCTAAGCTCTACGGCTACCACGGGGTCAGGCATCCGATCATCGTCTCGAGCCTCTCTGGATGCATCGTCGCAGGCCATGGCCGGAAGCTGGCCGCTATCAAGGCAGGGATTCCAGAGATGCCGGTAGTTTTCCAGAGCTTTGCTGATGAGCAGGCCGAGTACGCTTTCATCCAGGCTGATAACGCCATAGCGCTGTGGGCTGACCTTGATCTCGCTGGGATCAATTCCGATCTTGGAGACCTTGGCCCTGACTTCGATCTCGAGATGCTAGGGATCGAGGATTTCACGCTAGACATCGCTGAGAAGCTCGAGCCAGGATGCGACGAAGACGACGTTCCAGACGCAAAACCAGAGCCGAAGGTGGTTCGTGGCGAGGTTTACATTCTCGGGAATCATCGGCTGATGTGCGGAGACTCGACTGCGATCACGGACGTCGAGAGGCTGATGAACGGCGAGAAAGCTGATATGGTTTTTACCGATCCGCCTTATGGATACGAATACGAATCGAACCATCAGAGCAAACATGGCGTTCTTATGAACGACGATAAAATTTTAGACTTCATGCCATGCGCACAAATTGCCACTAAAGACGATGCTGCAATTTTTGTCTGTGGATCGCACCAGACAATTCACTTATGGCGTCCGATCGTAAACGAACATTTCACCTATAAAAATCTGATCGTATGGAAAAAAAACAACTGGTCCATGGGAGACTTATCCGGCGCATTTGCCGGTCAACACGAACTTATCATTTTTGCACACAAGGGGCGAGTAACGCTTCGTGGCGAAAGATCCAGAGATGTTTGGGAGTTTGATCGGGATCCACCTGAAAATCATCCAACACAAAATCCCGTTCCTCTTGTCCGATTCGCTATCGAAAAGGTAACAGATAAGGGTCACATCGTACTTGATCTTTTTGGAGGGTCTGGAACGACAATGATCGCAGCAGATGAGATTGGAAGAAAGTCTTACCTTATGGAACTCGATCCGATTTACTGCGGAGTGATCCTCGACCGATGGCAGAAGTTCACAGGCAAGAAGGCGCATCGGGAAGATGGGATTGCTTGGGATGAGATCAGGGGGGCTGAGTAATGGCACGGCCCGAGATCGAGATCGACGAGAAGCTGGTGTACAAGCTTGCGAGCATCGGATGCAAGGTGAGCGAGATCGCCGACTTCGTGGGATGCTCGACTGATACGCTCGAGCGCCGTTTTGCGGGTGAAATTAAAAAAGGTAAGGCAGAGCTGAGAATGTCGCTCAGGCGCTGGCAACTCGAGGCGGCGCGGAAGGGTAACGCTTCGCTACTGATCTGGCTCGGTAAGCAGATGCTAGGCCAGAAGGATACGATCGAGATCGACGGCGACTCTGGGATCAAGCTGACCATGAATTACGAACGTAAGAAAAAGGCATGAGTGAAGACGCGCAAGGTTCTTATTCGAAGCCGTATTTCAGCGAGTTCAATCCGAGGGTTATACCTTATCAGTCTGATGTCGTTGATTTTCTGGATGAGTGGGATTTCGGAACTGGTACGCCAGAGCTTCTACTCTCTGGCAGTTACGGATCGGCGAAGTCTATTCTTATGGCTCATCTGGCAGTCCGTCATTGTGTGGAGAATCCTGGAGCCCGAGTCTGTCTCGCAAGGAAAGCACTCCCAGACCTGAAGGATACGATCTTCAAGGAGATCCTCGAGCATATCACCGAAGACTTCGTCGAAGGTAAGCATTACAGGGTGAACCATTCCACGGCTAAAGTGACCTGGTGGAACGGCTCCGAGATCATCTCGAGATCGTGGTCGGATAAGAAATACAAGAAGGCCCGATCGCTCAAGCTCTCGATGGTTGTATTCGAGGAGCTGACCGAGAACAACGATGACGATAAGCAGGCCTTCGACACGCTCAAGGCTCGTCTTCGCCGGATCCCGACAGTGAAGGAAAACATCCTGATCGCCGCCACTAACCCGGATGGCCCGGGCCATTGGGTCTACAAATACTTTTTCGAAAATAACCAGCCGACTCGCAAGGTGTTTAAGTCGGTCACGACTGACAACCCATTTCTGGATCCGGTCTACATCCAGCAACTGAAGGCCGACCTCGCGCCTCGGGAGGCCCAGCGGTATATCTACGGCGAGTGGGTGGAGATCGACCAGGACAGGATTTACTCGGCCTACGATCCCGAGCTCAACTACCTAAAGACCGACTACACGCCGAATCCCCACCATCCGATCATTCTCGCCTTCGACTTCAACATCGGGCACGGGAAGCCCATGTCGTCCATCGCTGGCCAGTTCATTGATGGTGTCTGGCACTTCTTCGATGAGGTGGTAATCCAAGGAGCCAGGACTCAGGACGCCATTGAAGCCTGGCTCGAACGCCCATACATTACGCACGGCGCAAGGGTTCTAGTCCATGGGGATGCGTCTGGTCAGGCCCGGGACACTAGGAGCATCGTTTCTGATTACGACATCATCCGTCGGGCTCTGGCGAATCACGGCGTTAACGTGGCCATGGAAGTCCCACGAGAGAACCCGCCGATCAGGAAGCGCCATAACATCGTGAACGCCTATTGCCTAAACGAGGCCGGGGCTCGGCGCTTGTTCATTTACAACAGGTGCAAGGTGGCCCATGATGGCATGAGACTGTCAGCCTTGAAGAAGTCGGGCGAATATATCGAGGACGATTCGAAGGCATACCAGCATATCACGACCGCGATCGGCTACTCGGTGGTGTACGAGCACAACAGGCTCGGGACTCAAGTGGTCGGAAGCTCAAGGAGATTTTAATGTTTAACCTGTTGAACCCCACAGTCAGACGCCAGATCATCGAAGAAAGCAAAGGCTCCGAGAACGTCGAGCGTAAGAAGATCAGCTTCGGCCAGTTCGAGATTTTCAAGGATCGCATCCTCCAACAGGTGAAGGCCTACCTCGAGGGATTCTACTCGAAGGATACCATCCAGAATACGCCGATCGTCTCGAGCGTGAACCTGGCCCGCCGGATCGTGAAGAAGGAAGCCAGCCTATATCGTCGTGCTCCCACCAGGGAGTTCTACGGACTCAGCGAGGAGCAGGAGTCGGTGATCCGTCAGATTTACGCAGACCTCAAGATCGACTCGATCATGATGAAGGCCAACGAATACTTCAAGCTCCAGGATCAGGCCCACCTGTACGTCGTTCCTAGGAAGGGAAAGCTCAAGGTTCAGGCCTTGCTGGCCCATAACCTCGACGTTGTTCCGTCCAGCGAAGATCCCGAGGAGGGTGAGGTTTACGTCATCAACGGCTTCGACCGCACCATGGCCAACGTCAAGGTGAGCGAAGACGGCGACAGCATGGACGAGATGATTGCTGACGAGGACGACTATCAGGCGGGCCTCAAGGCCTCTGCGGTCTGGTCGCCACTGTTCAACTTCGTCATGGATTCCAACGGGAATATCATGCCAGCCGAGTCCTACGAGAACCCGATCGGTGGGGTCGTCCCGTTCGTCGACATCAATGGCGGGAAAGACGGCGAGTATTGGGTTCGTTCTGGCGCGGCTCTTACTGACTTCACCATCCAGTTCAACGCAGGCCTGACCGACCTCGGAAACGTGGTACGGATGCAGGGCTTCGGCCAGGCATGGCTCAAGGCTCCGTCGAATCTGATCCCGAACAATATCCAGATCGGGACTAACTTCGTCCTCCGCTTGCCGATCGATCCGAACAACCCGGTCGAGACTGACTTCGGATATGCTAACGCGAACCCTGATCTGCAAGGCTCGCTCTCCTACCTCGAGGGCCTGCTCTCTAGCTTCCTGACCTCCCGTGGCGTCGATCCGAAGGTGGTCAACGCTAAGATGGACTCAGTGAAATACAGCTCTGGATTCGAGCGCCTGCTGGCTATGGTCGAGCAGTTCGAGGCCTCAGAGGCTGACATCTCAGCGTTCCAGGACGCCGAGCAGAAGCTGTTCAAGATCATCGTGGCCTACGTCAACACCTATGGCGGGACGAGCGTTCTCCCGGGCTACAGGGTCGCCCCTATCGGCGAGGACGCCTTCGTTGAGGTTAGCTATAAGAAGCCACAGTCGGTCATGACCGAGGCTGAGAAGCTCGCCACCATTCAACAGCGTAAGGAGATGGGCCTCATCACTCAG